CCAGACTGTCCGGTTCGCCTGACACGAGTGCATTCAACTCCCTCGACAACGCCTTCGTGGCTTACGCAGCATTGCGTGAGTCAGGAATGACCCCCCAACAAGCATATGACGCTCTGGGGATCTATGGCGGAGACGATGGTTTCACTCCTAATATAGATGCCACAATCTATAGTCAAACAGCGAAGGATCTTGGGCTTAAGCTGAAAGCCGTCACCGTAAAGGTGGGAGAATCAGTCACTTTCCTTGGACGTGAGTATCTGGACCCTTGGACCACGATGAACTCAGTCTTAGACGTAGCTCGGCAATTGCGTAAACTGCATTTGTCACGTCATAAAGATTTGCCAACGAAAGACGTCTTAATCAACAAAGCAAAAGGTTATCTGGTGACCGACGCCGCTACCCCTATCTTGGGGCACTGGTCTCGCGCCATACTCCGTATTCACGGAGACACCAGCAACCTTGACCTGTCTGACGACTGGTCATGGTTCGCTAAAATCGACTATGGGAAGGAGAAGTTTCCCCAAGCCGACGGTGCGGATAACTTGATGTGGGAGCGTGTGGCTGCGAATGTTGGTGTGGACGTTTGCGACCTTGTTGCTGTTGCAAAACAGCTCATGGCAGCAAAGACGATGGACGATATGCCTGGGTGGGAGACTTTCCCTCACCTCACCCCCAAGGTAGACGTCACCGCCGTAATTGGCGGAGAGATTCACCATGGTGCCAAACCGTATTCGAAAGAATTTAAAACTAGTGTCCGACAAGAACAGTCCGCCACTAAACGCAATGACACCAAACGGCAAGAAGCAGAAGCCCGGCAAAGTGCAGAGGCCACCGACGAAGCAGTCATCCGCCCTCAAGTCCCTCGCGGGGTTTGGGATGGGCGGACAGCAGCGCACCATCACCCTGAGCAATCGGGAGTTGATCGGCGTGTCGTGGGCCGCGGGAACAACAGGGACAAAAGGACCGTTGGTAGCAGTGGCCGTGTCGTTTCGGAGCGTGGCCGCCAACGCGACCATTCAAACTCTGGGCAACACGTGGGTCGCCGGGGTAGTGCGGAACTTCGCACTTTACCGGCTCGACTCGATGACCATCCACTACCCAGCCGGCGTGAGCGTCGCATCGAGTGGGCAGGTCGCAGTAGCCTTCGTGGCTGGCGACTTCCCCGCTACAGCACCGACCGATCTGCCCCTCGGGACATTATCGGGCGTGAGTACCCTCAAGGTGGCACCAGTGTGGTCCGAGACCAGACTGGCAGTACCCCATGGGCAACTCCAGCGACTCCCATGGTACGACACCAACGGATACACGGTGGCCTCGTCCCCCG